AGTGCTGATGTCGATCAAAGCATCTTCAAGTGAAGTTTCATTGAGGTCAGCCATCGTTACTGCCCGGTTAGCAGCGTTACCGCCACCAGCCAGAGGGTGAGCTGTGTTGATCAATGATACGCCGTCACCGCCAGTGTAAGTACCAGAGAAAGCGTTATTCAGCACATCAGCGCCTTTAACTTCCTTAGTATTTGACATTGAGCGAGCAAGTGCTTTCACATATCGCTTACCGAGTGAGTCATACAAATTGTCTTCTACTGCTTCATCCTTCCATAAGTCATTGTTTTAATGACTTTTTTGTTCAGGCCAAGTCGCTAATTTGACCCCGTTCTTTTCAGAACCGCTGCATGTCGCCATGCAGATCAGACTATATCTTCAACCGTTCTGGTTGGATGGCGCTTCCACTCGCTTGAGTGTACTCCCTTTCGGGATAGTCGTTGCACGTTCCTCTTTCGAGGCTTCGCTCAGGATTGTCTTCGTGAGATGTTCCCTGAATTCACCATCTTATGTCCTGCGTATTCCTACGCAGCGCGTCCACGGATATTATCAAACGCGAATGCTAACGCAATTGTTTCATGCGTATAGCGAGCAGAGTAAGACTCAGAAGCATTGTCAAAAACAACGCCCTGACCTTCAGTTTTTGTTGGTGCCGAACCAAAACCAGTAATTAACACCTCTTCTTCAAAGGCACGTTGAGAATCTTCGATTGCGTAGATTTCTTCGTACTCTCGGTCGTATGAATCATACGACATACCAAAAAGGCTGTTTAAACCCGGTTCCAATTCCTTGGCTAATTGCGCTCTTGAAATTGCCATTAGTCAGTCTCCTTATGCTAGACCAGCAGATTTAACACCAGCAATGTGGTTTTGAATAACCACAAGCACGTTGGTGTTAGCACTTGCTACATCATCGTTGTCAGGATCTTGAGAAATGTCCAAAGCTTTCAACGGCAAGGTTGTTGCAGTTGCGCCAGTGGTCACATCAAGTTCCACATTTGATCGGCCAGAAGCTGTATCACCAGTGGTGGCTTGGTCAACAATATCAAAATTGCCGAACAAATCCGCTACAGGGAAAGCTGCATCAGCTTGAACAGCAAAGACGGTCATGGGATCGTCTATGATGAAAGCAATGATGTCTGATGCCGCGATTGAACCGGGGTAGTAGTTAGAAAAAACCTGCTCACCGGATGTGGGGTCTGTATATTGACACCCGTTAAAAACCCCGACTACGGGGACAGTGCTACTAGCTGCGGCTCGTTCGATACCGCCTCCGGTTACTTGCTTAACAAGATCTCCTTGGAAAATCTTGCCGCTCAAACCAGAAGCAATACGGTATCGACTTTGGCCACCAGAATAGGGAGCACCACCCATCATACGGACGGGGCGTAAACCAAAGGCTGCGTCTTTGTTAGCCATTGTTCTTCTCCTTTAGACTTATCGTCTGCCAAATGTTACGGAGGAGTCTCGCTGGGGGTCATACTTGACGTAACGTGAATCGCTGCGGGTTTCGTTAAACATTGTGTTATCTAATGCGTCCCGAGCCGCTTGGTTCTTATCGTTATAATAAGCATTCCGCTCTTCAATCGTTTCATCTGGAATTTTCGCCAGCAATAATCCTTCATTGTAAATGACGCCAGCGTGTCTACCGGAATCCATTGTGGGAAGCTCCCACTCTGGAGGTAAGTCTGATGCTGTTACCAGCTCCCAACCTTCCCTTAACCTTCGACTTACGTTTGCTCGATCTTCCGCGCCTAACATTGATTCTCGGATCCACCTATAGGTGTAACCGGGAGGTGAGGGCGGAGTTTCCAGCTTACGAACTGGTCGCCACGGTCTACGTCGAGCCTTTTTATCGTGCGTCTCGGAATCACGCGAAGCGCGGGTTTTAGCTGTGTCTGTCATTATCTTGCCTCCCTTTGAGCAATTTTTTGCTTTTCTGATGCTACACGTTTAAGCCAAGCTTCCTCGGACATATTGTGTGGCTTCAAACCACGGAGGCGCTGAAGTTCTGACTGAGTGAACTTAACACCACGCTTGTTGCCTTGTGTTTGTTGCCGACCAGCAGGGCTGGCGGAAGCGACTCTTTGCACAGCGGGTCTATCTTCCTGTTTACCGGCTTTCGGTTCTGACCTTAAATCAGGATAGATCCGAAAAACTCTTGTGTCCAATTCATTGTAATACTCTTCGGAGTCTGGTTCAAACCCCTCGTTAATGAGATTGAAATGAGTGAAGTACGCAAACTGAGTCGCCTGAAGGTTTTCTTCGTTCTCAGAATCACCATACCATTTGTTTTGATCATGCCAGCTTAAAGCTTCGTCCGTAGGTTTTACTTCCTGCTGAACTTGCTGCTGAGGCTGCTGGTATGCCTGATAGTTTTCTTGCGAGACTTGCTGAGGACCGCTCTGCTCGGCAACATACTGCGCCTGCCTAGACTGAGCGACTCGAAGCTTTTCTTTTTGGATCGCAATATCGTTCTTTAGCGTGTCCGCCTTTGAAATCAGATCAGCGTCACCAGACCGAATCGCTTTTCGGTAGATGTCATCTATCTGGCTTTCTTTCGAGGAAAGAGCTTCTTGCTCTTTTTGCAACACAGTCGCCTGCTGAGCAACAGAGTGTTTCTTGTACGCATCAAGCTCCTGATCTTTTTGCAGAGCAAGAGACTCAAGGTACTGAGCACGCTCCTCAGCTTGCTTGGTCTTTTGGTTTAGCTTATTAATCCGCTTGCTAACCGATTTGGTGTAGCGCTCAAGCTCGTCATCGTTGCTGACCGCCCCGCCTTCCTGCCCTTCGGGTGGATCTTCAACAATTTGAACTTCAATTTCTTCTTCTACCGCGTTTGAATTTTCTACTGTCATCGCCAGCTACTCACTATGTCATCAGGGTTAAGGATAGTACCAATGACTTCATCGTCATTGATTATGCGCACCTCGTCTCCGTCGTCAAGCTTGAAACGAGCACCAGCATACCGGCCAATTAACACCCAGTCGCCTTCTTCGCACCATGGTGTTTCGCCGTACTTTTCTTTGTCCGAGTAACAGAGCAGACCTTTCTTCACAACATAAGCAACAACCGTTGCAAGTGATTCTCGGTCCACAGTTTCTTTGGTTAGATGAATGCCGCCCTTGCTTGTTCGCTTCCCGATATAAGGGATAACAAGCATTCGCCAACCCGAAGGTGTAGGCATCCTCTCCAGTACGGTTTTGCTCAGCAATGAAGGATCTAAAACCAGATCCTCCTTCTGAATAAAAGCCGATTCAATCGACGGTTTTGTCACTAGCGCTCTCCTTTTGCGTAAAAGTCTTGGATGTGTTGTTCCACCAAGTTTAACGCAGTTAGCTCGCCTTGCAAACTTTTATAATGTTCCATATCTTTAAGCAAACCTTCGCACAATGTTTCAACGATCAAACTTCTCCGATCACCTACCATTCGCTTTAAAGATGAGGCTAGGTCAACGTCGTCTCTCATACGCGCTCGTAATAATCTAGGCCCTTAGTCGCAGCGCCAGTTCCTCTGGTACGCATCTTCTTGACCTTAACCTTTAACTGACCCTTCGAGACAGCACCGCCGTCTTTCATGCCTTTTGATGTTTTCATCGCAATAGCGACGGCCTGATCTTTTGGCTTACCTTCTTTTCTGAGCATACTAATATTCCTACTAATGGTTTTTTGACCGCTACCCTTCTTCAGAGGCATCGCTTGTCTCCTCTTCTACTGGCTTCTTCCTAAAAGAAACTTTTGCTTTAGGCTTAGGCTGAACTGTCTTCGGCGCTACAGGACTCGGCGCTTCAATCGCTACAGAAACCGGCGCTGCAACTCCTTGTTTAATTCTCGCCAACTTTGCCTCAAGCCTTGCTTCATCTGCTGCCTGCTGAAGATTTTTCTTCTCGGCAATCATCTCAACTTCTGCTCGCTCTGCTTCACGCATCAAAGCTTTGTTTCTCCGAAGCTCCGCCTGCTGTTCAAGAATATAACTGGTTGTCATCTTATACCTCCAAATTTAGCCTGCAACTCAAGCAACTTTAACTCAGCCTGTTGCTCAAGTCTCTGTGCGGCAATATCAAGTTTATCGTCTGCGACTGACTTCTGAACACCGATCCTTTGTTTGGCGATTTCAGATTCCAGAAGCTTTTCTTCACCTCTTTGAGCTTGCTTAGCATCAAACTGGTCTTGGTCCGCATTCAATTCTTGCTCTCGCAAATCCAGTTCTTTTTGCCGGATCTGGACTAAAGGGTCTTCCTCGCTACCCTGACCAATTGACATCAAGAAATCTTGCGTCAACTGAGCCATGATTGGTGACGAAAAACTTTCAGTGATCATCTGAATCTGACTAACCACTTGCGGCTGTTGTTCTGGCGGTACTTGCGTCATTTGCTGCTCAAGCTGCTGAACCTGCTGCTGTATTTGTGGCGGCATCTGCTCTTTCGCCATCTGCGTAGACATAAACTGCAAGTGCTGCATACTGTGCGCGATGACCAAAGCCTGCAACTGCGGGTTGGTTTTCACAACCTCGGTCAAGAACAAAGACCTATGAGTATCAACGTGAGCCTGATGGTTTTGTGGCTCAAAAGCTTGCTGAGGCTGACCCATCATAAAACCGCTGTTCTCAATCCCCGCATCAATCGGAGCAGGGGGTGGGGGCGGTGGTGGTGGTGGTTGCAAAAGGCTGTCAACATTATCAATCCCTAGCGCAGAATACATTCTGCGGTAAGCTTCATAAATCCCTTTTGGCCCATGAATTTCAGGATTTGATTGCACGAGCTGCATTAGCTCTTGAGCCATTGTAATTCTTTGAGACTGGCTAAAGATGTTGGGATCTGAGACAGGAATAACATCGACACGCCCGTCAAAATCAGTCTGCTTGACCTCTTGAGCGCCGCCAAGAGCCTGATAAGGATACATTGGCGGTAGGTATTCAGAAAATACTTTGGCCAGAAGCTGAAACTCAATTCGTTGAGCGTAGTGTAAGCGCTTATGAATCGCGCTCATTACCTTGGTGCCACGTTCCAGCAATGCCACTGTTGTTCCGACAGGCATTGCTTGGTTTACGTCACCAACATTGGTGTCTGCAATGCTGGCAAAGCGCTTACCAGAGTCAATCAACATGCCCAAAAGCTGCATCAAGACGTTTGAAGGCTCTTTGACAGGTAGCGGGATCAAGTTTTCCTTGAGAGAACCGCCAGTAGTATCAATATCTCGGAATTCTCCGGGCTGAAGAGGCTCGTCTTCGTCTCGAATCCGCATTCCTCTGGCCTTAAACCCGGAAGGCAAGTTTGCAATCGTACCAGCGTCAATCAACTGCCTAAGAATAGACGTTGAAGCCTTTGCAAGACCGCCAATCATGTGGCTCAAGCCTAAACCATAGAAGCCAAGGCCCGGCAAAAATTTATACTGCACAAAATAATTGACTTTTTGCTTGGTTACGTCTTGTTCTGTGTAGTTTCGTCGGATGGACAAGACTTGCTGAGATTGCTCGTCAATTGTCACGATATAAGGCAGTTTTAAGCCCGTTTCCTCACCCTCAGCATCAACATCTTCGTAACCGGGGAGATCCAGTATGGTATGAACCTCGTAAACAGTTCTATCTCGGTTCTCAGAATAGCTTGGGGACTGACCTTCAATCTCATCAATCTCTTCTTCGATGTCGCTACGATTAACTCTGTAAGAATCGCCTTTTAGCTCGATGTCTGCGTAAAAACCGCTTAGCTGTTGCTTGCGAATCTCATTTTTGCTCATCCTAATGACGTGCGTAACCCGCTCAG